AATATCTACAGGCGGTGATATGCACACAGGGGGTCTATGTGATAGACCTACGAAAATTCAAATTGATTATAGAAATAAAAAGTCAGTTGATGCTTTTTTAAAACATCAAACTATTTTCCATAATCAAGCCTTTGATAAATCGTTTCCTAACAAGTCAAGTCAGTTAGCTTATAAAAAATATCATAAGTCTTTTATTAAATTAAAAGATTTAGGTATCTTTGATAGTAAATGGCACTTTAGAACTATGTGGGAATATGAAGATTGTTAGTTGAGGAGGATAGGGGGTAAGAAAGAAAGGTAAGAAGTACCCCCTTATCCAAAATATCCGAATATCAAGTTATAACTCATTTAGAATACTTTATTTTCAATTTTTTTGCAAAGTCAATTTCAAAGTTTTTATCGCTTTCAAGTTTGTTCCAATATTCCTTTACAGCTTCGTCTATAACTTTTTCCGAACAATTTTTGTTTCGTAGATAATTAATAAGGCTTAGCAGAGGGGGGTCTTTAACTTGCTTCTTCTTTCTTCGTTCTATACCTCTTTGATAGTTAAAATTAGAAGATTTTCTAATTTTGCTAAGTTGATATTTAATCGTTTCTATTGGTACATACTTAGTCATATTCTAACTAGTTAATTATTTATATTATATCTTTATTTAGGTACATAAATTACACTACAGAAATGCAAAAATTACACCACAGACTGACAGACTGTTAATAAAATGTTAATCATTTAACCAACTTTATCCCCACCTTTTTAACAAAGTTATCCCTCAATTTTTGGTTGTATTTAGCTTTCTGTTTATCGGACATAATCTTTCTTAATCTAAGGTTGTCTTGCAATATGGATTGAAAGTCAGTATCGCCTCTAAAATAATATTTATTAGACTTATTCTTACCCCTATTTTTCCATGTAATATAGCCGAAAGTCTGTAATCTATCCAAAGCCTTAAGAACAGTCCTATTGTCCCTCAGATTTAGCTTCTTTTTTAGATAGGCATAGGAGGGGACACAACCCTTTTTCGCAGTCCTGAGCCTTGTGAGAAGCATATAAAGGCATTTCTCATTAGTTGTTAGAACTTCGTTGTCTATCAATGAATGAGGTACTTTTAAAAATGGTTCAGCTTTCATATTTAAATTGGTCTATGGGTTTTAATTTATTGATTGGGATTTCCCAAAACTTATTTCTACCATTACCCCTATCTGTCCATTTGCCTAATTTTTGACAATCTTTCGCCTGTATGTAGCCATAAAAATAAAAGTTTGGGGTGTTATCAATAACTAAGAAATAATAATCGTCAGGGTTGTAGTTGGGTCTTATAGTTAAAAACTTCTCATACTTTGATAACAATTGTGATTTAACTTGAACAGGTTTGTTATAAATAATTATATCCTTACCTTTAAAATTATTAACAGAATGTGTGAAATATTGTGAAAATTTTTTTGATAAAGCCATTTCAGCTATTGCACCAGAAATAGAATGACCCCATTTATCATATTGAGTACCCCTATAACCATGACCCCATTTTATATTACTTCTTAAACTTTCAACTTCTCTTAGAACACCTGTTGTTGCACCTTGTAATATTTCATACCAAGCTAATTCTACTTTGGGATAATTCATTTATTTGGACATATATTATTTAAATTAAATTGCAAATTAATTATTGACTTAAATGTAAATAAATTGTAAATAAACAATCAATGTCAGAAAGGTTCACAGACTTAGCATATATCACAGGTGATTTTAAAAAAGCAAATACATCTGTTAGTCAAGCAGGATTGAAAACTATGGATTGGTTTCATAGTACACACCTTACAAAATATTTAAAATTTAAAAAAGAAAAACCATCAATTAGTTTTGTTGCTGGTTCTTTCATACATGATTTCTTTCAAAAAAATATAAACAATCAAGATGTAAATTTAAATGAAGCAGAATCAGAATTTGCAAACTTAATTTATAGTTTGGATTTTGCAGAAGAAAAACAAAAGATCAAAGCACAATTCATTTTAAAATATATAAAAGATTATGTAAGCAATCATCTTCAAGCAATAGAAGAAATATCTAAAAGTAAAAATTGGCAAACAGAAAAAGGTTTTTCAGATTGGTATGATGATAAGTATATGGGTTCTACTTTAGACATAGCAACAGAAGGATATATAGATTGCTCTAATGATGATGAAAAAATATTTACTGAACATAAAAATAGATTTGGTTCTGTAAGATTATCGCCACTTAAAATGAACAGCAGAGGTACAACAGCAAATAGAATAGGTGATTGGATTTATACAAAAGCAAACAAGATTGCCAAACCTCAATTTACCCATTGTATGCAGTCAGCAGTTTATTCAAAACATTTAAAAGATAAATACAAACCTTTCTTAGTTTATGTATCAGAAAGTGATTACACAATATTTAATGAAGATAATTGTTGGGAGTTGTCCCCTGATGGACTGAGATATTTTTTCAAAAAATTTATACAGATATGTATTCAAAGACAGGAAATGTTGAAGTTTGCAAATGGGGATATAAGAAGATTGGCTTGTTTAATTGGTGTGGATTGGTCAGAGATTAGAAATTACAAATCAAACTTTATGATGCAAAACTACCATGAAGAAGACATGAAAAAATTAGTAAAATTTTATGAGGAGTTATAATGAAAGTTTGGAATATTGAAGTAACAGATAGAAATGGATCAGATGGTTATTCTTTTATACAAGAACATATGCCTACTGATGAACAATTTGACAATTCAAAAATTCCTACATGGGATCAATTAAAAGAATATTTGAAAGAAGAATATAAAAATAAAAATACCAATGATTAAACACACAAGAAATAGTTTAAAATTTAATAAATTATTAAAAAGTATTTTTGATTTAAAAGTAAAATTATTTAATACGCAATATGAAAAAGATATTCAAATGATAGACCAACAAGCAAGATTATTATTTGAAGTTTATGATAATAGTAAGACTGTAAAAGAAGAAGTTAATACTAAAATAAATAATTTATCTAAGCAAAATGCTTATTTAAAATATCAACACTTTATAAAAAAGAAAGGTAGTAAAAATGAACTTTAAAGAAATATGTATTGAATTTAATAATTTAGCCAAAAAAAATAAGGTATCTAACAATGGTATCTATCTTAGGGTAGTTATGATCTACGATATTATTTGTAAAGAAAATGAAGATTTAACATTAAGGGAAATATCTAGAAAATTTTATGATTATTATAGGTCTAGCATACCAAGCTCATCAATATCAAGATGTGTTGATGTACTTAAAAGATTAGGTTTAGTTTTTAAAGTTGAAAATGATTTAGATACAAGACAAAAAATTGTAAGATTAACTTGGAATGGTAATCAAATTAAACACAAATTTTTCTTAGAAACAGGAAAGGTAAGATAATGATAGATAATGCTAATATTATGAAGAAGTTAGCTATTATGCAGACTGAAAATAGAAACTATAAGCAAGATGTTAAAAGATATACGCAAATGCTTATTGAAAGAGATGAAAAGATAAATGAATTAAAGAAAGAATATGAGGCAAAGATAACAAAACTAAAAGATGAAATGGCTTTTAAGGATAGAATGTTAAAAGAATTAAGACCCAAACCAAAAATAAGAAAGGTAAAGAATGAAAATTGATCCAATAGTAAATGATATTTTAAAAGAACTTAAATTTAATCCTAGCGAATGTTTATGGGAGAAGCATGGGGCTACTTGCATGAAGCACAGATATATAGAGATCGCTGGTCAATCAAAAGGAGTTGTAATTGAAAGTCTTGATGAAGTTGAAAAGAACTCAGCAGAGGGTGTTGTAGCAATCAAATGCACAGCTTCATTAAATACAAATAGAGTTATTACTTATGGAGAAGCATCACCAAAAAATAATAAGAATGGTTATCCTTATGCAATGGCAGAAAAAAGAGCAATTGATAGAGCAATATTAAAGCTGATAGGTATTCATGGTTTTGTTTATTCAGATGATGAAGTTGAAGAAAATTTTGAAAATGTTGTAGTCAAAAGACCAGAAGTAAAAACAGAAGTTAAAACTGAACCAAAGATAGATAAAATTTATGTTTCAACAACATTAGAGGTTATAGAAAACAATCCTCATAAAAAAAATTCTAAGGACTTGAGAGCTGAATTAGAAGCACTTAAGACTAGAATATTTAAATGTGGTTATTGGAATAAATTTAAACAATCACCATCATTTAATAAATACAATAAACTTGTAGAAATCAATAAACCAAAAAGGAGTTAAACATGGCTACATTTGAATTAAAAGAAGGTGAAGGTTATCTTAACAGAGATAATGAAAACCCAGAAAAATTTTGGGGTTCATTTAAAATCAGTAGAGATATGAAACAAGGTGAGGTCGTTCAATTAACAGAATGGATCAACACTAAACCTGATGGTAAAGAGGTTCACAAATTACAGGAAAGAAAGCCTAAACAGGCTTAATCTTGTAATGTTAGGGGTGGTCGTTTTTTATTGCTCTCTTTTGTTAGTTAATCGTTGGATCACCCCTGACTTATGGAAATATTTATATTTATGATTATGACTTCAGGTGAGGTCAAAGTCGCACCAAGAAATTTGGAGATATATGAAAGTTGTAGTGAAAAAGTTGAAAAGATTATGGAAGAATATAAAGCACCAGTACAAGTCTATTGGTGTACCACAAAAGATGGCAAGTATTATGTCAATTATTACGACCCACAATTTGAAAAAGAAAAGGAGAAAGTAAAAAAATGAGTGATAAAGATAATGTTCAATGGATAGACATTGGCGAAAAAATGGTCAAACAAATGTTAGAACAGAAACAAAAAGAATATGGTAGCTTTGATAACAACGCATATATCATAGCAAACTTTATTCAATCTGTACTAGAAGTAACAAATGGATTTAAAGTTAAAGTTCCAATTACATTAATACCACAACTAATGATTGTATTAAAATTAACAAGAACTATTGATGATGGGTCAGGCAAGGATATATATAAACTTGATACACACAAAGACATAGCTGGATATAATGATTTACTTAAGGATATGTTGTTAGAAATGAGAAAGAAGGATCACTAATGACAAAGATATTTTATAGTCCCAGAATAAAAGAAATTATAGATTATATGTCTGTTTATTATACTAATAATCAATGTTTTCCAAAGCTAGATGAGATAGGTAAATCTTTAAACATAACAAAACAAAGGGTAAGTATTCTACTAAAAAATGCAGAGAAGTTAGGACTTATTAAATCAGACAATGTATTTATGCGAAAATATATGTTGACCAAAGCTAATAAAAACAGTAAATTAAAAGTCAATAATTACTATGAGTTGTAAAAAAATATTTTATTATGAAATCACAGCAACTCTTGAGGAGGAATTTGATTCTGTTGAGAAAGCAACAAATCAAAATCATGCGTCAGACAATGCAGTTGTCAAAGAGATAACTCAAAAAAACTTGACGCATAGTATAATAAAGAAGGAGGACAATGAGTCTAAGTAACGATATTCCTAGACTGTATGGCAAACTTCAAAAGTGTCATAATAAAATTATGGCAACAATTGATGGTAGACTTTGCGTTAATACAATCAAGGATTATGTTGAGTACAAACAATTGGTAAGAAGAATTGTTGATGCTCAAAACAAAGATGCAAAAGTTATTTACGAAAGTAAATAATTAAATTAAAAAAAAATGACAAGAAAGGTAGGCTATTAATGTCTTTAAGAAAACAGAAAACCCCAAAAGATAGAACAAAAGAAATAAGATTCAACACCCATGTTGGAACTAGATTAAGAAACATCAGATGTAAGAATGGCTATAGCCAAACAAACTTAGCTGATGAACTTAAAGTTACATTTCAACAAGTACAAAAATATGAGAATGGTAAGAATGGATTGAGTTGTGAGAAAGCATTGAAACTTGCAAGACTATTTAAAGTAAATGTAGAATACTTTGCAGAAGGTTTTAACTTTGATAACTATACCAGCAACCTAAAATACGAAGATAGATTTCCTGAGATTAACAGATGTAACCAAGTAAGAAATGAAAAGTTATATCCTAACCCTAATTCATTTGATGGATTGTCCGAACAAATGAATGATGCCTTCTTAGTTGAAGAAACATTGAAGATAGGACAATAATGGGTGGGTGGGGTGTCTAAGAATAAGATTACCCCACCAAAACAAAAAGGTTAAATGAAATACATACCAAGAAAAGAACAAACACTCAATGAAAAATTGAATGATGGTATTAGAGTAAATCAAAATAAATTAGATCAATTGGCTATTCTTTATAATAAAACCAAAGATAAAAAATATGCTGATGAATGGTTTGATTTAGTAAAAAAAATATCTAAACAAATTAGCTGTTAGCATTAGCACAATCATAGTGTGCATTTTTATAAACATACTTTCCAAAAATTATTTTACCAATAGGAATAAAAGCATCTTCTGAAGTCATTTCTTTATCGCAATATTTACAGTTGCCTACTGTAACAATCTTTTCTTTTCTTACCCAAGTTTTCTTTTTAGGTTTTGGCATAGTTTGGTTTCTTACCTTTTCTTGATCTTCTTTCAGCTTTCTTTTTTCTTGAAACAGCGGCTCTCCTTTGTGAAGGAGTCATTGCTCTTGCTTTAGCAGATGGAACACACTTAGGATAATTTTTTCTTTTCTCACCTTTTGATCTACCACATGGCGGAAAGCCTCCACCTTTTTTAGGATTAGCAATATCAACCCATTTCTCAGATGTCCACTTTCTTAAACTCATCTTTTCTTTTTAGTTTTCTTTTTTCCAACTTTGCCTTTGCAATATTTACTAGCCCACATATTTGCATACGCAGAAGGATAAACTTTAAATTTTTTCTTAGCGGCAGCTTTACCTGCTGGACATAACTTAGCCATATCTTTTTCTCTTTTTAGATTTTTTCAAAGCTGCAAAGTCAGCACCTGTAATCTTATCTCTTGGTGGTGCAACTCTTGCAATCTTCATTTGTTTTTTACTGTACTTTTTATTTTTACCTTTAGGCATAATTTTTAACCCTCCAACATTCCCAGTCTTTAAAAAGACTACTCCTAATTATTATTTATATTTTTTTTTCTTTTTCTTCTTCATTTTTTCTTTTGCTTTTTTTGCAGCAGCTTTACCTTTTTTAGTATAAGCATATTTTTTTCCACCGACCATTGGCATAACTATCTCCTATTTG